ATGATTAATTCAGTATCATCACTTTTTAATGATAAAGTTTGTATTGCTATAAACAAACGATTGAATCACCCACCTTATCTAGTAATTGTTGAGGAAGGAAAACTTAGCGTCATCAAAAAATTATTTTTATTAGATCTTCCTGTTAATAGCTATGCAATTTCATTGGATATATCATCTAGTAAATTTAATCAAAATGAAAAGATACAGTTTTCACGACTTAATCATTATTTAGATAAATCTAATAGTACTGGAATTAATAAACGTTGTGACCTTGTCCTATTCACTGAGGATAATGGTATTGAAAGTATTTATATTTTAGATCTTAAATCATCAGATCCAGATCCAAAAGATGTTTGTATGCAACTTGTAAATTCTGAAATATACATTAAGTACATTTTGGCGCTTGCTAATTTCTTCAATGCTAAAAATATATCTGGAATTTCATTTTTTAAAGTTGTTGCTACTACAAGGGTACGTAAGCAAGTCTCATATGCTAATAAAGAATTAAGAATGAAAATAGCAAGGAAAAATGAATTATATGAAATGCATAATGTAAAAGAGGTAACACTTTTACCAGAGAAAAAATCTAAAGCTCAATTAAGATTTTCTGAACTATTACGTTTATTCTAATTGGAAGCTTGAAAATTGACCTGGTAATGCTTGATTGCTTTAAAATACCATTATAAATCATTTTGTTATGATTTTCGGTGACTGGGGGTAGTATCTGAGCAAGTTTAAAAATTATGCCCCCAAACATATCTGTTAACCTTTAGACAGTTATGTTTGGTGCGGAATATACCTTGAGTATTACTATAATTTTATGTTAGCAATGTCAGTTTATGGCACAAGCCCGACATATATCTAGGAAGGTAGATACACGAGTTTAACTATAAGCCAATAAAATATCATACCAACACCCTTATCCAATCTTTGCCACGATCATCATGATATTTATCGGTTTGTTGCTGATTTTTATGACCCAGCAGGTTTTTGGTATTAACCCCCTGTTCCCGGTATAAACGCTCTGATAGTGACCGCATTTCGTGAAATGTTGCAGGAGTGCCTTCTCCCCAATCGATGTCGGTTTTATCCCTGGCTTTTTTAAAGTTGGTGGTCAGGGTATTTGCGGTTACCTGACCACCGGGTTGTGATTGTGATGTGCTTCGTGTGTAGTGGACTAAATATTTGCTGACATACAGATCACGGCATCCGGCAATCACATCCCGCAGGCTGATATTGAGTGCCTGGCACCGGAGGGAGAGGGGGATCGAAAGTCGCGTTCCGGTTTTTTGCTGGATAACATGCAGATGGTCATCCCATATATCACGGAACTTCATTTCTGAAATATCTCCGAGGCGTTGTCCGGTAACAATAGCCAGCAACATGGCATTTCCGAGATATTTATGGTCCTTGCAGGCGATATCATAAATTTTCTGCCATTCTTCCAGACTAAGTCGTTGCCGGGTTACCTTTCGCCGTGGTTGTTTTGTTGCGAGGGCAGGGTTATATCCCGGCGGAACTTCACCGGCATGCTGTGCTTCTTTGAATACATCAATTAATACCGAACGGACAACCTGAGCCATCCGGTGCTGACCTCTGGCCTTATACTGCTCCAGAATATCGGCAATATCACGGGCATCGACTGCTGGTAATGGTTTTTGTGACAACGCATGACGCATCAGTGCAACAGGTTTCTGTTTTTGCTTAAAGGTATTCTGTTTTATTTCACCGTCTGCCAGACGTTCCGCTTGGATTATCTGGTACCGATCCAGCCAGGTATTAACCGTGATTTCTTTGCCTTTTATTTTCGCCATCCGATCACTGATCGCCATTACCTGACGGCTTCGCTGTTCAGCCAGCCGCAGATTAGCCTCAACCGCGATTATTTTGGCCTCTTCCTCATTGTCACCGAGATAATGGAATTTTCCGGTGACAGGATGTTTGTAGCGCCAGTACACCTTGCTGGTTTTCTTGCTGAAAAACGGGTAGAGATTGGGGATATTGATATTATTTTTACGGGGTCTGGCAGCCATCAGTTAAAATCCTTTGCAGCATGGGATTGTCACTTTTGCTGATCACCGGTGAGATTAAATTACCGACAAGTTCGGCATCTTCTCTCACGCGCCAAATACCACCTTCTTTCTGTGCCGGTGGGAAAAACAGACCACATCGGGCGTACCGCTGTAATGTTCCCAGTTTAGGCGGGCGGCTCCTGTATCGGTCTTCTGCCCACTCATCCAAAGTTAACATTTTCATAGTCACACTCCGCATATCACCGTATACGATTAAGATTGTTCAGATATAAGAAGAGCGTAGCTTCAGTGAATATTTCTTTTTTTAATGGTGTCTTTTATTGCTTTTTTTATAGCCTCTGTAGTCGTTCCTTCACTGGCAATATGTTCACCGATTTTTTCTAAAAAAGAGGCTATATAAGGTGCATTTTCAGGTATGTTGAATTCCTTACTTACCTCAACATTAATGCAAGGTGCTTCATTTAAAGTCACTGTAATATTAATTTTAACACTTGGGTTATCCTGTTTTGACATAGACAGTTCCTTATTAGTGATAATAATTTCATATCGTATTAATTTATTTTTCCCGGTGTGGGGCAGCAATAATTCCGCCGGATAAACGGAATAAAATAATTTTTTAACCGGCTGTAATGTATTTAATTTCTGGTTATTGACAGTATGGTTTACTGAGCATTTTCAGCTGCAATTGCCTGATACATATCTGTAAATCCATTTCTTATCAATGTGATGACTTTCAGGGATGGCTCTTTATCATCCGGACTTATTTCCTCCAAAAAATCGACAGCGATTTCCTGAATATTTCTTGGCAGCTGACTAAAGTCCATTGCGTCTGTCTCCTCAATAGAATTTGTTATTGGCGGTTTAAAAAATTGCGGCTGGCAGACGGACATTATCATCGCTCCTCCGTTTTAAGGTTTAGAGCTGCACAGCCGCGAACAAGGGATTACACCGTTATTATTTTTGTCGCCTTACTCTTCACACAGTTATTCAGATACGCAGCCGTTACTGCGGATTTACTGTTAAAGCACAGAGGTCTTCCCATCTGGCGATGTCTTCATCGAGGCGAGCCATAGTGCGCTCGTGGCCACGGATCTCTCTTTGGCGTTCAGCACGGAGTGATTGCAGTTTTTGAAGCGCCTGGGCTTTTTCAGTGATCCACGCCGCAACTTCGTCTGCTGACATGTTGTTGGTGGTGATGATTGGTTCTTGGTTCATATTGGCCTCATGTAAAAAATGGTACTTCTTACATGAAATAAAAAGTACCTTAAGTTACATTTGCGGTCAATAGTTAGTGTAAAAAAAGTTACATTGCTGCATAGATAAGGCAAATGAGAAAGGAATAAATCAGATGTTTTGAATAACCTGAATAACCCTGCCAATGATTCGACAGTTACCATTGACTACTATCGGTTTGAAATTGGGGTTCAGCGGAATCAGGTAAGTATAGGGAGCATCCCAGACTAGTTTTTTGATTGTGGCATCTGATGTGCCATCGAGTATTGCAACAACAATTTTTCCATATAGATCTTCTATACTTCCAAATTGTGTTTCAACAATGACTGTTGAGCCTTCAGGGATTGTTGGTGCCCCATTTGGGTTTGTCATTGAATCACCCTTAACATCAAGGCCAAACGCACTTTCAGATACCCGAGCGGTTGTGTTAACCCAGCGAAGTACATCATCAATAGTTGCTGATGCGTATGTTGATGTCCAGTCACCGGCTTGTACGGCAGATATAACAGGGATTTGTTTGACAGCAATGGTTTTTCTTGCAGATACCAGTTCAGTCGAAAGTGGTTCATTTCCGCCAAATAGCAACCATTCAGGAGAGACATCCAGTGATTTAGCCAGCATGTGAAGATTTTCACCATCTGGTTTTGTGACACCTGTCTCCCATTTTGTAACGGATACGCGTGAGACCCCGAGCATTTTTGCCAGGGATTGTTGCGTCATATTGAGTTGCGTACGACGAGCTTTGATGCGTTCGTTCATTTCCGTTTTCATGTAACCAATGTTACATCACAATGATGTGAAATGTGTTTGCATGTGATTGTACCTTTTGTTACCTTTCTTGTATTCAAAAGTCTGAGGAGTCGTACAAATGTTGAAGAGAGATGTTCTTCATTTTTTCGGCGGAGTAAAAAAAACAGCCACAGCTCTTAATATCAGTCATCCGGCAGTTTGCCGCTGGAAGAAAACTATTCCCGAAAAACAAGCGTTAATTATTGAGCGGATTACAAATGGAGGACTTAAGTACAACCCTGCACTTTATCAGCATAGCAGCACGGAAAAGCACGGTTAACTACAACCCAATCTGAAAGTGAGTAGGCAATGAAAAACCAATCCCTGAAAGAAGTTGTAAGAGAGATGTGCAGTCTGGTCCCCGGCGGACGTGATGCAATGGCCGGTTCCCTTGGCTTGTCCCTGACGTCATTCAATAACCGGTTTTATGAGAAAAACGGCTGCCGGTTCTTTGATCACCATGACCTGATGGTGATGCAGGAAGTCTCCGGAACTGTACTGTATGCCGAATATGTTGCGGCGGAGTCCGGAATGCTGCTGGTGGACAGCCCGAAAAAAAGTGAAATCGGCCGTACTGACTTATACGAAAAGAGCGTCAGGGCATCCGTTATGCGCGGGGCTGTGGACCTGTGTATCAGTAAGGCTATTGAGGACGGAGAAATCACCACAGGAGAAGCGGATGCAATACGGACTGCACACTACAGAGACATGCAGGCCAGAACAGATGAGGTTGAATCCACGATTATTTTATTTACCCGGACTCAGAAAGGGTGAAGCCGGGAGTATACGGCTCCCGGCTTCGATCGCGCCATATCAATTGTGTGAAGAGATAAACGCATGAGCAGATTAACTCATTCAATACCGGAAAGGCAATTCAAATGCATTGTTACCGGCAGTGAACCACTTCGTTACGTGGAAAGCATACCGGGTTGCGGCACAGCCGACAACTACCGGAAAAAACCGGAAGTGGTAGACCGGCAAAAGGTGGAGGCCAGCTGGTCGCAGTTTTATTACCGCAGCGGAGGTCAGGATGCCTGAAGAAACAGCTGACAATCTGAACCGGTATTACACCGATAAGCGGGGACGGAAAGTCCGTGTTATCCGGTATGACCGGGAAAACAGCCGGGTGATTTTCATGCGTGATGGTTATGAGCACCCGTGCTTTGAACCGCTGAAAATCTTTCAGGAACGGTATGCACGCTGTCCGGATGAGGTGAAACCATGAGCATGATTTTAACTGCACGGGCTTTGCAGATAAAAACAGGCAACCCGCTGCGAAAACTGGTACTGGTCAAACTGGCGGACAATGCCAATGACCAGGGGGAATCATGGCCGTCTGTGCCGTACATTGCTGAGCAGTGTGAAATATCTGAACGCTCAGTGCAGAACCACATCAATGCCCTGGTGAAAATGGGGCTGGTTCGTGTTGAGTCACGAAAATCGGCCAACGGTCTGAACCAGTCAAATATTTATCATCTGTGCCTGAATGCTACCGCTGTGAGTGGTGAATCTCCTGCACCCTGTGGTGTAAATCCTGCGGGGGTGAGTGGTGCAAATGGTTCCCGGACTGGTGCAGCAGATGCACCGGGTGGTGCAAATGGTTCCGGTAGTGGTGCAGGAGCTGCACCCGGAATCAGTAATGATCCAATCATAGATCCAGATAATAAAAATATTAATCCTGTTCGCGGAAAAGCCAAAAGCAAAACCGTGATGCCGGAAAACTTTGCTCCGACACCAGAACACATTGAGCAGGCCAAAGCCGCCGGTCTGGACATTCAGGACGAGTTTCAGAAGTTCAGCGATTACCACGCCAGCAAGGGTACGCAGTATGTCTGCTGGAACTCCGGTTTCAGATACTGGCTGAATACGGCCGCCGGATTTAAACGCTCTGCGGACTCAAAGAACATCGACACCACCGAGTGCGATGAAGTCTTCAGAAAAATGTTCTCATCCTCCGACTGGAAGCCAGAAAACCGCGTACAGGAGCTGGTCGCAAAACACAAATCCTACATTGGGCGGATGAATGAAATTGCCGGACGGGCAGCATTCCGCGGGTACTGGAAACAGGCCACAGAGCAGGCCGCAAAAGAACGGGAGGCTGCGTGATGATGCTTTACACCCGAATTGCGGCAGAGGAACCGGCCGGAACTGAAATCACTTCCGGGTACATCATGGAGAAATACGGCGTATCACGCAGTATCAGCCAGTCAGCTGTCAGGGTTTTAGCGAAGATTGAAGCGGTCACGCCGACCCGGTGGCGGGGGAATGACCGGATGGCTTTCCGGGTATTGCCGGATGCACAGGAGAAAGTCCGCGAATATGAGGAACTGGTGGCAGCCTGTCGGCGGGGAGTAAAAAAGGTCCGCTGTACGGACCCGGTACCGGAAGATAACCGGGCCACTCTCACCGAACGGGAATTTGTATCCGTCTATAACCGTTTGTTTACGGCTTTCACGGCAAAACAGCGGGAGCTGAGAAGAAAAAACGGTCTGGCGATGTGAGGCGCAGTATACGGCTGCGCTTAATGAGCGGAGAGATAAATGATGAGCAATCTGATTATTGTTGATGGCATTAATGTGCGCCGGGACATGGCCGGTCGCTATTGCCTGAATGATTTACACCGTGCCGCCGGGGGTGAAGAGCGCCATAAGCCATCTAACTTTATGCGGATGGAATCAACACAGGCATTGTGTTCAGAAATCGACCGATGCTCAGATATGAGCATCGCCTCTGTAAACACCATTCGCGGCGGTACGGAGCAGGGGACATATGTTGCCCGAGAGGTTGTTTATGCCTATGCCATGTGGATAAGCCCGCTGTTCAACCTGAAAGTAATCCGCACGTTTGATGCGGTGGCCGGAACACAGCAGGCGGTACAGCTGGCCGATAAGGTACAGGCAGGCGCTATCCTGCTGGAGTCCATGGCAAAAACACTGAATCTGTCGAATTCCTCAAAACTGGGCGGGTATCAGAAACTGCAAAAAATGGCTGGTCTTCCGGAGCTGGCTCCCTCCTATGCGATTGATGCACCGGCGGGCGCGGTGGATGGCTCCAGCAGACCGACAACCTCTCTGACTACGCTGCTGAAAAATCACAATGCAGCCTTGTCTGCGACTAAAGCATACAAACGTCTTGCTGAACTGGGGATTGTCGAACAGAAAGCCCGTCCGGGTTCGAAGGGAACACAAAAACTGTTCTGGTCTGTCACATCAAAGGGGCTTCTGTTCGGCAAAAATATCACATCTCCGGCGAACCCGAGGGAAACGCAGCCGCATTTCTTTGAGAGCAAATCAGCGGAACTGCTGGCACTGATGATGACTCCGGCGGTGGCCTGATGAATTACCTGTTAACCGGCTTTGTTCAGAAAGATGCCAGGATCCTGATGTTTAATCCCGGTGCTGAGATTTGCAACTTCCGGAACGGTGCCCGTTATGTTGTCAGTGCGGCTCCCCGTTCAATGGATGGCATTCCGTCCGGCCGCATTCCGGCAGATGCACAGCCGCTGCTGACAGATGAGCGGGTACTGCGTTTCCTGGACAATCCCGCCGTAGTAAAAGCTGCCGGTGGTTTACAGGGATTTCGTCATTACGTTTCATCAGTAAATCATTGCCAGATTGACGACGAAGCAGATCCGTATCATCACCATGAACTGACCATGACCCGCCACAAAGACGGTTTTATCCGGACGTGCTGGCATCATGACAATATTCTCAGGAAGGGGGAATGCTGCCAGCAGCAGGCGGACAAAATTCTGTTACGCAACCAGCGGGCATTTGTGGCACGCAGTATCTTTACCGACCTGCGGCTGTCCGGCGGCCATCTTCTGAATCCTTCCGATTTGTTCACCTGGTCTGTGATGCATCGTGTCAGTGAGCATCTTCCGGCCTTTATCTGCTCTTACATTCTGATGCAGTCACCGGAAGAAGAGATAACCGGCACCATGACGGAGCATTCCATCGTTCACCGGACGCGCTCACACAGCCGGATTGTTCAGGACATCGTAGAGCAGATAAAACCGGTCGTTGTTCCTGAGATAGAGCCGGAGCCACCAGCAAGTTTTATGCGGATCCCGAAGTTAAAGCGCTGGGAGTGTCTGAAATACCTGCAATGGGTGAAGAGTCAGCCGTGCTGCGTATGTGGTCAGCAGGCCGATGACCCGCATCACATCATTGGTCACGGCACCGGCGGTACCGGCACAAAGGCGCACGATATTTTCACCATCCCGCTGTGCCGTATTCACCACGACGAGTTACACCGGGATGTGAACGCCTGGGAGCGGAAATACGGCAGCCAGCTGGAGTTGTTATTTAAGTTTATGAACCGGTCATACGGGATCGGTGTTTTTGGTTAATGCGCTGTACGGAGCGCGGAGAGATAAACGATGATTGAGCACGATTTGCAGTACCTGCGGGATATGGCGACTATCGCAATGACTGACCACAGCAGCAGAACCAAAGGCCAGCTTGAAGCATTTGAGGGATTTGTATTGGGAAACACAACGCGCTACCCACGAAGAAAACCCCGTGATATTACCGTGAACGGCAGAAAGGTAAGCCGGGAAACCGAGGCGGTATCCTGCTGGTCAACACACTATTCCGTGTTACCGATGCCACCTATTGACCGGGTGGACTATCAGAACTGTTCCTGGCGGCGGGCAATTATGGAACTGGATGAGGCTGAGCAGTCCTGGCTGCTGTATTGCTATGGTAAAGAATTGAAGTTCTCACACCAGACGGCTATCACCGCCTATGTATGGAGCGAAATGCAGGAACGGATTAAAGGCCGTCGGGTGTCGAAGAAAGTAAAAGAACGACTCAGGTCGCTGGTATGGCTGGCAGTGCAGGATTACGCCCTGAATAAAGACGGGTATTACTATCAGTCTGAGCTGGCCGAGCTGGTGGGGGTAGCTTCTGATAACTGGTGCAGGAACTACAAAACACACTGGCAGGAACTGTTGCTTATCTGTAAAACCCTGGACTGTGGGGCATTACGGAAAATGAGAAACAACAGGGCAGAAATATGGCGCAAAAATGCAGCTAAAACTTGCAAAAGTCAATAATTTGAGCCATATTTGATGGTAATTTGATATGTTGTCACAATTGTTTGTAAACCTCGCACTTGCGGGGTTTTTTTATGTCTGTAACCGGATAATAATGGCTGTTAAAGCGAATCAGAGTTACAAGGGTGCTTATAAATAAAATTTAGCATTTCATATTAAAACAAACGAGATTTTTATAACCGCGGCCGCTATACAAGGAAAGCCCGCCGAAGCGGGCGCCTGTCTGGTGTCAGCGGACAACTAAAACTGAGGCTTTTGCATAGCGGACTACGGCTGCTGCGGTAGAGCCGAGTAGTCTGGTGGTTATTGTCGGCTGGCGTGACCCGATAATAATCAGGTCTGCATTTATATCTGTGGATAGCCTTAATATCTGGTCTATCGGGCTGCCGGTTTTGACATGGTGATGGGTATTGGCTGGGTTAATATTAAAAATCTTAGTAATTGAAATAAGTTTAGATAGTGCCTTGTCTGTGATTTTATTTCTTTCATCCAACAATACGTCATATTCCCGCGCATAAGATGCGAAATTCGGGAAAAATGGAATTACTGTAAAAAAGTGTACGTTCGTATGTGTTTTATCAGCCATATATTCAACGTGTGGCGGAAGCTTTGATGTCAGTCCTTCTCCAAAAATATCATCCTCAGCTATATCAATCGCTACCAGAATATTTTTATACATAAATCCTCCCGGTGACTAAACGATACATTTGCTTTGTCTGTATTAAATATAGTGCAAATCCGGTGGTAAGGAAGAAGGTGGTGTGCCCGTCGGGGGCAGGAGCAAAACTGAAAGCCGCACTGAAGCATAACAGCCGGGTATTGGGTGTCGGGATGGAAGCGGGGCTGTTTGAGCAGACTAAAGCCGAAATCAACAATTTTTCTAATTTTTAAAATCCTTGTCAGGGTGTTATTCATATTTCTGTGAATAAAAGAATAACAGGCGGGGTATATGGATTATTTTTTGACGTTACCGGGCAGCGATACTTGTTCTGTTCTGCATAAAAAGGGATGTCCGAAATTACAACAGGCAAAAAGTACAGTGTATGTTGGATACTACTGGGGAGAGCACGCTGCGGTTCAGCAGGCTATCGTTGTGGCAAGAGGGGCAGTGGTTTTATGTCCGTTATGCATAAACCAGCATGATGAAGAGACTCAGTGATAACCTTACAGGCTCAACTCTCCGGAATTTCCGGATAGTTCACATGTTCGGTTATTCCGAACAACTGATTATTATGCTGTAGAGGTTTGGTGTGGACGCGTAGTCAGGTTAAATAATCAGTGGTTTTTATGTCTATGATAAATAAGTTAAATGGCTTTGTTTATTGATTTTTCTATAGCTCTGCATTCAGGACTGTTTCCATCAACCTGGTCTATTTTGCCTGGCCGGTTCCCTTCCGGAGTATCCATTTTTATTACGCATGCATCCTGACCGGTTTGGTGTTTGATTTTTGGTGAGCACCCCGCAGCTAAAAGAAAAGGCACGATAATTAATAATGTTCCAGCCTTATACATGTCAGTTAACCCTATATTGCAAAGTATCAGAGCCTGATGCTATCAGAGTAAAAGGGTGAAATAAAAAATATTTCATAAATTTCAAGGGTCACCATGTGCGGCTTTCGGTCCTTATGTATCTGCACTCAAGACATTAGCGTTCAAAGGGTTAACTTTTATTGTTGAAATGAAGACACGGATTCAGTATCCTGGGAAAAAATGAATTCATGATTTTGGGAATGCGGAGGCGGCCCCCAAATGCGATACCGCCTAGTTGGTAACTTCGTCGGTTGACTGGGACTCCAACCATATCGGCTGTGAGGTCGATATCATTTCTTTCTGTCCGGAAGAGGATATTTTAATTTCACTGGCTGGGTTTTAATTTTTCTCGGGCCTTTTGTTGGATCGAAAAAAGCCCATATGTTAAATTTTCTTTCTGTCATCCATGTGTCATGCAAAAGAGTATCCCATCCTAAATAACTGGCTACATTATTTGATACAGCAATTTTTGCTTCAGAAGATGCCTTACCTTGGTATGCACACATTACAGCCCCCAGAAGAAAATCTGCAATTTGTATGTGCTCCGAGGCTTTTGAATCTTTAGTGACGACACTGAAAATTATATCTTTACGTCCGTGCTTTTTAGCGAGCATGTTGTTGCATATTACGTGAAATGCCTCATCAGCTTTTTTATAGCGTGATGGCAAGGGATCAACCTCAATTCTGAAAACGCAGTCTCTCTCGGGATGCGCCTTGATAACATTATCTATTTTTGTATATATAAGCAGATTAAAATGCTTCCTCATGGCCAGATCATAGTCTCCATCATGAAATCCTTTTTCCACGATTGATTTCTCTATGATTATGCAATGAAAGGCAAGCCATGGGTGTTTGAAAAAGATATCAACCAAATCAGCATAGAAGGCCGCATTTCTTTTTGAGTGTGCTTTTTGCCATTTAATTTCATCGCTGCAGTTATGTTTTTGTCTAAGTTCTCGAATAATACGAACGAAGTCGCCTCTTCTCTGATACTTCATCCAGAGACTGCCGAATCCATAGAATTTTTGTCCGTCAATCCCTGATTCATCACAGGAAACGTGCCAACTCAACTTACCAGGATCGCTGTTTTCAATAGTCATATCATTAGCGTACACAAAACAAGTGGTTAACGATTTTAATGATTAAAGCATATTTATTAGACAAAGATAAGTAACAGAGAAAACGTTATAATCAGATGGATGCTAAGATAGATATAAGTTATTAAAAATCAATATATTATAGTAATTACTGGAATTAAAAACAGTATATGTTGATTAGGAATAAACATTTAAGGTCGCCATGTGCGGCCTTTTTTATTGCCCGCAACAATAAGAGCATTGGAATACGACAGTCTCATTACCTAATCCGTATTCGGCCACAGTGCTCTTTTTATTGTTTCCCGCCGCTGGTGGGATTACCAGAACAATGCCGCAGCCACTTCATTTTAACCTGTTTAAAACATATAACCCGGTTGCGGCATTTCCCTATCACTCAACATACGGAACACTCCGCAGGGGGTGGATATGCGCATGTCTGACAAATATTCCAGCCCTACAGCATACGCCTGGGGACTTATAACCTCTGCTTTTGGCGTTTTATCTCTGGACCAGTGGGCTATTGTCGCCGGGATCATCTGTACTGTCGGGACGTTCCTGGTGAACTGG